TGTAGATGGTTTTTTAGCACATGAAGTTGAAGATGCAGTACCTCAAGCTGTGAAAGGTGATAAAGATGCAGTAGATGCAAAAGGAAATATAGTGTCACAAATGATTGACCACAGTAAACTTGTACCTTTACTCGTTAAGACCATACAAGAATTAGAAGCTAGAATTACAGCATTGGAGAACGCATAATGACTAAAGCAGCAGAATTAGCAAAGATTGTAGATGCCAGTGGTAATGTTGTAACTTCTGGAACTGTAGAACCAGCAGGTGATACTGCTGCAGGTGATAATGCAGCTATTGGTTTTACTTCTGCCGAAGGCATTATTATCACAGGTCAAGGATCAACTAATGATGTAACAATTAAAAATGACGCTGACGCTGATGTAATTGAAATACCAACTGGTACAACCAATGTAACTGTTGCAGGTTCGGTAACAGCAACAGGATTTATTATTGGATCTGCTGATATTAATGAGAACGACTTAGAATCTATAGATGGCATAACAGCAGGCACCGTAGCCGCATCAAAAGCAGCGATTGTAGATACTAATAAAGACATTACTGGATTTAGAAACATAACACTTACTGGCGAGTTAGATGCTGCAACTTTGGATATTTCTGGAGATGCAGATATTGATGGGACATTGGAAGCGGATGCTATTACGATTGGTGGAACTGCCATTGCTTCTATATTAAGTCCAGTAGCAGGTTCTAGCTCTATAGTAACAACTGGAGCGTTAAATTCTGGATCAATAACCTCTGGGTTTGGTAATATAGATACTGGCTCTAGTACGATTACAACTACTGGTGCAGTAAGCACTGGTGCATTGACTGCAGCATCTTTAGCAATTGATAATATAAGTATTGATGGAACAGAAATAGATTTATCTAGTGGAAGTTTTACAATAGATAGTGCAGCTAATATCACGCTTGATTGTGGCACTGGTGAATTTTTGTTTAATAATGGTAGTAATGGTAATCTTTTAAAAATACAAGCTGATAGCAGTAATGTTAATTTTATAGGTATGGTTCAAGATAAAGATTTAGTTTTTAAAGGCAATGATGGGGGTGCTACGATAACTGCTCTTACACTTGATATGTCAGAGGGTGGTAGAGTTGGTATTGGTACTAGTAGTCCTGCAGCTGCCCTCCATGTTCAAACAACAACAGATGGCTCAGGTTTAAGTGGAGATGACCTTTACGTTGCTCGTTTCCAAAACCAAGAAGCTACAACAGATAGGTCTTTTGGTGTTGATATACAAGCAGGTAGTTCTACAACTGACCAAGCACTAAGAATTAAAGACCATGATGGCACTAACTCTTTGATGGTTGTTGATGGGGTAGGTAATCAAACTATAGCTGGTAATGTTGTTGTAAGTAAAGCAATTCCAAACGTAGATATTAAAGACACTGGCACTGCACAAGCATCAATGGATTTTTTGTCTAACAGTGACACAGTAAGAGCTACAATAGGCATGGAAAGAAGTGCTGGTGGTGGGTTGTTTGTAGGTTCGTCAGCCTATTCTGCTGTATTTGGAACAGCTAGTAGTGGTAACACAGAGTTTGCGACAAATAATAATATAAGAATGGTTATAGACAGCAGTGGCAAAGTTGGTATTGGCACAAGTTCACCAAGTGAAATTTTTGAAGTTAATAGTGGAACTGGAAATATTGCCGCTAAACTTGTAAGCACTGATTCATTAGCTGTGATTGCCTTTAAAGATAACAGTACATCAGATGTGCAATTTTTAGGTGCTGATGGTGATAATTTAGTATTTTATACTGGCTCATCTGCCTCTGAACGTATGCGAATAGATAGCAGTGGTAATATTGGTATTGGCACTACATCCCCAACTAAGAATCTAACAATTCAAGGCACAGCTTCAACATTAAGGCTAGAAGATAATACAAGTGGCAGATACGCAGATATTGAAAATTCAGATGGAAGAATGATTTTACGTTCTGACCCTGACAATGCTGTTTCATCTAGTAGATTCGTATTTGAAATTGATGGTTCAGAAGTTGCGAGAATAGAAGGTGGAAATATATTGGTAGGAACTACAAGTGATAGTTCTGATGGACAAGGTGCAAGACTGAAATCTGGTGGTCGTGGAGATTTCACTGTAAGTGGTGGTGTTTGTTCAATAATGAACAGAAAGAGCAGTGATGGAAGTATTCTATTTTTTCAACAAGACAACACTGCTGAAGGGAGTGTATCAGTAAGTGGTTCAACTGTTTCATATAATGGTGGTCACTTATCAAGATGGTCACAATTGACAGACAACACTCGTGATGACGCAATAGTCAAAGGCACAGTAATGACCAACCTTGACCAAATGGCAGAGTGGACAACAGATGGTGTAACAGAAGATAATGAGCAGTTAAACTGTATGGCAGTATCAAGTGTAGAGGGTGATGTTAATGTTGCTGGAGTTTTTGTTAACTGGGACAATGATGATGAAGTTTATAAAAATGATATGAACGTAGCAATGACTGGTGATATGGTTATTCGTATTGCTAAAGATACAACAGTAACTAGAGGTGATTTACTTATGAGTGCTGGAGATGGTACTGCAAAACCTCAAGGTGACGACATTGTAAGAAGTAAAACAATAGCAAAAGTTATATCAACAAATAAATCACACACATATAATGATGGCACATATTTAGTGCCATGTGTATTAATGGCTTGTTAACTAAATAGGAGAATAAAATGGCAGTAACATGGACAATATCTAATATGGATAGAGCAATAAAACTTGATGGTAAAGATGACGTAGTCACAACTATACATTGGCGAGCAAGTGAAACAGATAGTGATGGCAATAGTGGTTCATCATATGGCTCTGTAGGTGTAACATTAGGCAAAGACTTTATAGCATACAAAGACATCAAAGAAGCAAATGCCATACAATGGGCAAAAGATGCTTTGGGTGCAGATGAGGTGAAGAAGATTGAAGATAGTATTGCTAGTCAGATAGCTGAAGCAAAGACACCGACAACAGCAAGTGGAGTATCGTGGTGATGGGGGTATAATTGTTTAGTTCACTTGCATTTGCTGAAAGACCTTTTTGTGACCAAACAATATTGTTGGCAGGTGTTGCCGAGTTAAGTGGTATTGCATCTAAAACATCTGTAGGTGTAGGAATTATGTCTGGCGTTGCATCTGCCAGTACAAATTTTATTCAAACAAGTAATGGTATTTATATAACTGGCGGTAGTAATGTAGATCTTAGTTTTAACAACATCTTAACATCTGCTGCTATAGAAATTAAAGGCTCGATACTTGCAGAAGAAGCTATAGATATTGAATCTCCATTTACACAAACTGCAAATAGTATTAGAATAGCATCAGGTGTTGCAAGTAAAGATTTTAATTTTACTAAAACATCTGTGGGAGAAATTAAGTTTGTGGAAGTTAATGCAAGTGCGACACCAGAAAGTTATACAGAGATAACACCAAGTGGTACAGAGACATGGACAGAGATTACGCCTAGTGGCACAGAGACATATACTGAAATAGTGAGGTAAACATGGCAAGTACATATACAGCGAATAGTGGTATAGAAAAGATAGGTGCTGGTGAACAAGCTGGTGCTTGGGGTACTACAACTAACAATAACTTTGATATAATTGATAGAGCCATAAATGGCGTAGGATCTATAACTTTATCTGGCACAACACATACTTTAACAACTAGCGATGGCACACCATCAGAAGGTGGTAACAAAGTTTTAGTATTAGGTGGCTCTCCGTCTGGTACAAACACAATTACTATATCTCCAAACGATCAAGATAAAATGTTTTTTGTTCACAATAGCACAAGTCAGACTGCTACATTTACACAAGGATCTGGTGGTAATGTGAATGTGCCTGCTGGTGCAAAAGCCTTAATATATGCAGATGGTGCAGGATCTGGTGCAGCGGTTGTAGATTTATTAGATAGTTTAACATTTGGTGGTACTAAATTAACTGCAACAGCATCAGAGTTAAATCTTATGGATGGTGGCACAAGTGCTGGAACAACCGCAGTTGCAGCAGGTGATGGTATCGTAACTAACGATGGTGGCACAATGAGACAAACTACTGCTGCTACTTTTTCCACATATTTTAATGCTAATCTTGTTACAGTGCCAAGCCCTATAACATCAGCTACGCACACGCTAACACCAAGTGTAGCACAATCACATTATCAGAAAGTAGATACGTCTAGTAACAATGTAGCGTTAACTTTAGCGATAGGTAGTTTAGCTATAGGCCAATATATAATTGTAGATAAAACAAGCTCTTCTAACACATTAACAATCAGTTACCCATCTAATTCACAAGGTGTAAGTCTTGGTAGTTCGGCATCTTTTGCAATAGCAATAAATCAAAATGGAAGTATATTTACTTTTGTAGAGTCAATTAAATATTAGGTGATACATGGCAATACCATTAATATCAAATGTAGGGTTTACTGAAATAAGTTCATCAGGTGTTTTAAATGACAAGGCTGGTACTGCAAAAAGTAAATTACCTGTCCAATTATTTAAGTTGTCTAGCGCCATCACAGGTAATTTGCAAATGAATAACGACTCTGCACATAAAAAAATAATATTAGACACAAATGGGAACAACATTACAAACTCTTCTGGCTCTCCTCTAACAAACAATTCTAGTGTTGCATTAGAATTAAAAGGTAGTGGTAATGTGCAATCTACATTAAAAACATTTACATCATCCCAAAGTTCAACAAGTAACTCTGGAACAACTACAATAAGTGAGGCAGATAATTCTACAGTGGTAGTACAGACAGATACACATACTTTTGATACTGCTTTAGTTAGTGACACTAGAGGTTCTGGTGCTTCTTCAGGATCTGGTGGTGGTGTTAGTTTTGGCGATGGTAATACAACTGTAACAAAGCCAAATACTGGTAGTAATTCTGCTATGCTTGTAAATGAGACATATTATACTACAGGTTTTACAACTCTTTTTGGTGGAGTAGGACTTGATAACATAGATAGGTCAGATTTTGGAATGTCTTTTACTCATGCCTTTATGGAAGATGGCACAACAATAAGTGGTCGTATTTCTGGTCCATCAACCTCAGGTGGAACAGGAGGCACAAGCACATTTGATGGTGGCACTTCAAAACGACCAAGTACAAATACAACTCATTCTCATGCAGGTGGCACATATCGTTTTATGAAATGGGATGACGCTTTAGTTGGTGTAAATACTGGTAACATAGGTAGTTTCGATATTGAAATGTTTATAGACTCTGCAACTGGTAAAGCAGTGGTTGCCATTATAGGTGGTCGTGGAGCATTTAACCAAATTAAAAACGTAAGTGTTACAGGTCCAACAGCAGGCAGACGATTTATATTTACAAATAATTTAGCAATATCATGCACATTATCTGGCAGTGATCCATTTAGTGCAACAGTATCTGCTGGTGCTACGAATACTGTAAACAGAGATTCAACAGATGGATCTTTTAGTTTAACTGGCACTATATCTGGCAGCGATGGAAGTAGTAGACCTTTTGCTTTAAAAGAAATTAACGATGGTTCAGGCAGTATCGATGAAACTGCTTATACTGGAACTAAATCAGTCAGTGCGTTCTAATGCCCTTAAATAAAATAACATTCAAATCAGGTATAGTATCAGATATTACCCCATATAGTAATGAGGGCGGTTTTGTTGATGGAGACAAAATTAGATTTAGATTGGGTTCACCAGAAAAAATAGGTGGTTGGTCTAAGTTTAGCCCTAATACATATTTAGGTAGCGCAAGAAGACTTCTTAATTGGGTTGCATTAGATGGATCTGATTTTTTAGGTGTTGGCACACATTTAAAGTATTATATAGAGGAGGGGCAAACCTTTAACGATATAACACCTATTAGGTCAACAATTAACACAAATGTCACATTTACAACTAATACAGTATCCGATACTGAAGATAGCACTTTTCAAACAGTTCTTGTAAGCGCAAATGCACACGGTGCAAATCTAAATGATTTTGTTACAATATCAAATGCTGATACTGCAGTTGGTGGGATTGCAGCTTCAACTATTGGTGATTCTGACGGGAAAGAGCATCAGATAGTTGAGATTGTTAGTTCAAATCAATTTAGAATAAATGTTGGCACTACTGCAAGTTCTGCTACAACTGGTGCAGCAAAAAGTTCAGGGAGCGTTGAGTTGAAATTTCAAATTAATACTGGGCTTGATGTTACTGTTGGTGGCACAGGATGGGGTGCTGGTCAGTGGAGCGGCACAACAACAAATGCCGCAGCCACAACAATAAATGAGGGTGGTACTTATTCTGACTCAGATACAACGTTGACTGTTGCATCTTCAAATCCTGCAATTCCTGCGGGAGGAAATCATCAAATAGTTGCAACAGATATATTATTTATAGACAACGAATTAATTACTGTTACAAATGTAGCAACAAATGATTTAACTGTTACAAGAGCTTCTAGTGGAACTACTGCATCATCACATGCAGATGGAACTACAGTTAGATTAGCTAAGGGTAATGCAGATGCAGCCAATGATTTTGTTGGCTGGGGTAATGCAGCATCTGTTAGAGTTCCGGGTGCGCAAATTAGGCTTTGGTCACATGATAATTTTGGTGAGGACATTATAATAAATCCAAGAGATGGTGGTTTATTTTATTGGGACAAAACAGATGGCACAAGCACTAGAGCAGTAAAACTTAATACTAGAGCAGGAACAAAGACAAGCATTCCGACAGTTGCAAAGCAGATAATAGTTTCCGATCAAGACAGGCATGTCATAGTTTTTGGATGTGATGGCTTGGCTTCTAGCTCGACAGATACAGATGGGGATGGGGTGCAAGATCCTTTGTTAATTAGGTTCTCATCTCAAGAAAATCCTTTGGATTTTTTTCCTACAACTACAAACACAGCAGGTGATATTAGGTTAGGTGGTGGCTCTGAGTTTGTGCAAGCTGTAGAAACCAAAGAACAAATATTGGTTTACACTAATAAAACATTGCACTCTATGAGGTTTATTGGCCCACCATTTACATTTGGTATAAAGGAATTATCAAAAAATATAACAATAATGAGTCCATCGTCTGCTATTGCAGTTGATGATAGCGTTTACTGGATGGGCGTTGATACATTTTATTTATATAACGGTCAGACACAACAGCTACCGTGTAGCGTAAAAGATAAAGTTTTTCTTGATTTAAATATAGAGGAGCGTGACAAAGTTCATGCTGGAGCTAATACTGAGTTTAGTGAAATATGGTGGTTTTACCCTAGCTCAAGTAGCACTGAAATAGATAAATATGTTATTTACAATTACCTAGAAAATATATGGTATTTTGGTTCTTTGGCAAGACAAGCTTGGTTAGATAGAGGTATAAGAGCGTTACCATTAGCAACAGGGGGTCAGAATTTATTTAATCATGAAACTGGGTTTGATGATGATGGCAGTGCTATGACATCATTTGTTGAATCAGCGCCCATGATATTAGGAGGTGCGGACAGATTTTCTTTTATAAATAGAATAGTTCCAGATGTAAGTTTTGCGGGGTCTACATCAATAAATCCACAGGTTGATTTTACAATTAAAGCAAGAACACACTCAGGCTCTGGTTTTACACAAACAGATGATAGCAATACATCACAAAGGACAGCAACTAATCCTGTAGAGGTTTATACAGAAAAACTAGATGTAAGGGTCAGAGGGAGAACTTTTGCACTTCGTGTTGAGGCTACCGAAATAGGCACAAAGTTTAAATTAGGGTCGCCACAAATTAATATTGTACAAGATGGAAGAAGATAATGTTAGTTGTAAGTATACCGCAATATGTTCAAGGTTTAACAAATGCTAAAATAGATTTAACAACGACTGACGCAGAAACATTATATACAGCGCCAACTAATGCTGATTTTAACCAATCAGTTATAAATTCTATTATAGTTGCAAATGACTCTGGAAGCGCATCTACTATTACAATTACTTTAACAGGTGATGGGTTAAACGGTGCTGGATCAGTAACTTCTCATGCATTTACTTTATTTAATGTCAAATCTATAGCAGCAAACACTACTACTGAGCTTTTAACAAGAGATCTTATTTTAAATGCAGGGGAAATAATTAAAGTAACAGCAGCAAATGCAGATAGGTTACATGTTATTGCAAGCATACAAGAGTTTGCTGTAGTTAGAACGCCACAGAGTGATTTATAATGACAGCATTTATATTGGCATGCTATCTTAATGGAGTAGCTGATAGAGATGGAATATATTTTAGAAGTGCGGCATCATGTATGGATTTTAGTCAAATGTTAAGTAATCAAACATATATGAAAGATAATGAGAAGTTTACTTATGAATGTATATGTAAACTTGTGCCATATGTAAATAAAGATAAAGTGAGGGTATATTAATGTTACAAGCTCTTATAGGACCAGTTACAGGACTACTAGATAAGTTTATACCTGATGCAGATCAAAAGGCTAAGTTGGCTCACGAGATAGCCACCATGTCTGAAAAACATGCGCAGGAGGCTTTGCTTGCCCAGTTAGAAATAAACAAAGCAGAAGCGGCAAGTGGTTCTATATTTAAGGGCGGCTGGAGACCAGCAGTTGGGTGGGTCTGTGCGATTGCTTTTGCCTATCACTTTATCTTAAAAGATCTAATTATATTTGGTGCAAGTTTTGCTGGTGCAGAACTGCCAGAGTTGCCTGAATTTGATATGGGTACACTTTTAACTGTTCTTGGCGGCATGCTTGGAATCGGGGGGCTTAGGACATATGAAAAGCAGAAAGGGTTGACAAAGTAATACAAGATTTATTTAGACATTTAAGGATACATGTTATGAGTTTATACGCAAATATACATAAAAAAAGAAAAAGAATAAAAGCTGGTAGTGGAGAGAAGATGAGAAAAAAAGGTGCAAAAGGCGCACCTACAGCTAAAAACTTTAGAAGAGCAAAACAAACAGTTAAAAGATAATGTCAGATAGACTTTTTAGGATAAGAAGAAAGATGGCTAAAAAAAGAGACCCTAAAGTTGGAACAGGAAAGAAACCAAAAGGTTCTGGTAGACGCTTATACACAGATGAGAATCCAAAAGATACAGTCGGTATCAAGTTTGCCACAGAGGCAGACGCAAGAGCTACGGTTGCAAAAGTTAAGAGAGTCAGTAAACCTTTTGCGAGAAAGATACAGATACTTACAGTTGGTGAACAAAGAGCAAAGGTAATGGGTAAAAATAAAGTTTCCAGTATATTTAAAAGAGGCAAAGAAAGCATAAGAAAGGCACATAAAAAATAAAACTTTACGTAAAGTTTTGGAGATAAATATGGATATTAAAAAGTTAAGACAAGAAATTGAAACAGACGAAGGAAACGTACATGAAATTTATTTGGATCACCTCAACCTGCCTACTTTTGGGATTGGTCATCTGGTCCGTGATACTGACCCAGAGTATGGACAAGATGTAGGCACACCTGTAAGTGAAGAGCGTGTAAATAGTTGTTTTGATAGTGATATTCAAGGAACTATAACAGATTGTAAAAATTTATTTGGCAACTTCGATGACTTGCCAGAAGAGGCACAATTAATTTTATGTAACATGATGTACAATTTGGGGTACACAAGACTAAGTAAATTTAGTAAACTTAGAGCAAGTATATCAATTATGGACTTTACTGAGAGCGCAAATCAAATGTATGACTCGAAATGGAGAACACAAGTGCCTAACAGAGCAGAGCGTTTAATTAATAGAATGAAAGCACTAGGAGCGTAATATGTTATCAGCAATACTTAGTTTAGCAGCACCGGCAATATTAGGGCCTATAGGTATAACAAGTCCAATGATTGCGAGTGCCATAGGTGGTGGAATAGGTAAGCTATTAGAGGGCGGCAATCAACAAGATGCCTTACAAGCCGCTGCTCTAGGTGGTCTTGGTGGATTTTTAGGTGGCAAATTAGGGTCAACTGCGACAGGAACTTCTACTGTCATGGGAGGAGATCCTAGCGCTTTAGTTGGCGCTCCTACAGAAACTTTAGGGGCAAGTTTACCAGCAGGCATGAATTATGATCAATTAGTTGCTGCAAGCGGAGGCCCTGCAACTGCAGGAACTGGTGCTGGTTTTATGTCTCAATTGACTAGACCAGAGGCTATAGGAGCTGGTATAGGTGCATCTTTAGCACCACCTCCTATGATGAAGCCAAAAGAAGAAGAAGAAAAAGAAATGCCAAGAGGTATGCCTATTAAAAATACATCTATATTTCCAGAGATGGGGTACGATGCAGGTAAAATGGGTGAGTTTAACTATAGAATACCTAAAAACTTTGCAGAAGGTGGAGAAGTAGAAAGCGATATTATGCCTATGGATGCAGGTATTGGCGGCATGATGAATGAAGGAATGAATGATAAAGAATTAATAAGTAGCACTATTGACGTATTACAAGGTGAAATAATAGACACTGACAGACAAAGTGTAATATTAGCACAATTTGTAGCTCAGTTTGGTCAAGAAGCGTTACAAGATTTAATTAACAGAGTTGAATCTGGTGAGATACCAGCTATTCCTAGCGAGGGCGATGGTATGGTTAGCGGTGCAGGTGATGGCATGGCTGATATGATACCTGCCTCAATGGAAGGAGATCAAGATGTATTACTTTCTGATGGTGAGTTTGTTGTGCCTGCTGACGTTGTTAGTGGCCTCGGAAACGGCTCCTCAGATGCAGGTGCTAATAAATTAGAAGATATGATGGATAGAGTTAGAGAGTTAAGAACTGGTGGTAAGACACAGCCACCTGCTATACCTGATGAGATGATGTTGCCTGCATGATATGCACAGCAGTGCCTCGTGAGGCAGTAGATATAGTTTGGGGTGATGTTAGCAATATGCTTAACAAAGCCATAGAAACTAGTAAGGGTAAGTATCATATAGATGATATTTATCAAGATTTGATGAAAGGCTACTATAACCTTTGGTTAATAGTAGATAATAAAGAGGGAGAAAAAGTTATAGCAGCTATTACCACAAGAATAATAGAATATCCAAATAGAAAAGCTATGGCTATGGATTGGATAGGCGGTAAAAGAATGATGGAGTGGTTACCTATAGCTATGGAAAAATTATCTAGCTTTGCTAAAGACTGTGATTGCAGTCACCTAGAAGGCTATGGCAGAAAAGCGTGGATAAAAATATTAAAAAAATATAATTGGGAACCTGAATATATAGCTTATCGTATGGAGATTAATAATGGGTAAAGGTAGATCAAGGCCACAACAGCCTACAGAACAAAATATAGTACAAAGCTCATTACCTAAATATTTTGAGCCTTATGCTATAGACATGATAAAAAGGGCTGAAGCTGAGTCAAAAAGAGAATATATACCATTTGAAGGCCAAAGACTTGCAGATGAAAACACTGATACAGCTAGATCAAGACAAATAGCTAGAGCTGTGGCAGAGGGCGGTATACCGGGCCTAGGTCAAGCAACAGCAGGCACTACAGCAGGTATGGGTAGAGCTATAGAAGGCTTAGGATTTCAATCACAAGATTTTGGATCTGATCAAGCACGACAATATATGTCTCCGTATTTGCAAAACGTGTTAGACGTACAAAAAAGACAGGCTATATTAGATTTTAACAGACAACAAGCAGGTAGAGATGCTGATGCCGTTCAGGCTGGTGCGTTTGGTGGCTCAAGACAAGCTGTAGCTCAAGCTCTTGCTGGAGAAGGCTTACAAAGACAACTAGGTGAAATACAAGCTGTTGGTCAACAAAAAGCATTTGAGCAAGCACAGCAACAGTTTGAGAGAGATAGGGCGGCACAACTAGCAGCAGAAAGACAGGGGTTATCTGCAGCAGAAAGTTTGTCTGGTCAATCAGCACAACTTGCTGCTTTAGGTGAAAAAGCTAGAGCAGGTGATATTGAGTCTGCACAGTTGTTAGAAAAAATTGCTAAAGATAGACAGGCAAGAGAACAGGCTGGTTTAGACTTGGCATATGAAGACTTTGTAAGACAAAGAGACTTTCCAAGAGAGAGCTTGACATTCTTATCATCTATCTTGCGTGGTGTTCCTGTACAGCCATCAACAGAAACTACTAAATTTCAACAATACAATCCTGTGAAAGACTTATTAGGTACAGGTATAGCTGGATTAGGATTATATAGAGGATTAACAGGCGGATGATGAATGTTTTACAAATACAAGATGATTTAAAAAACTTTTCTGAAGATCAGTTAATAAAAGAAATGCAACAGCCAAGTGGCTCTGCTCCTCAGTTTCTTGTATTGTCAGAATTAAATAGACGCAAAAGGGTAAAAGGTGAGTTTGCCGCTAGACAAGCACAGCAAGCCCCAACAGTTGCAGAAGAGGTTGTTGCTGCGGCAGGAGTTCCTCAATCTGGTATAGCTGGTATGGCTGAAGCAATGGCTCCTGCAAGCGCTGCTTCAGAGGGTATAGGAACAAATGCGCCTATCAATATGAGGTCAGGTGGGTTAGCTCAGTTTGGTAATGAAATAAGAGAAAGCATGGGTCAAGAAATAGACCCTTATTTAGATCAAATAGAGAATGAAGCAGAGTCAAAATTTAATGTTGATTTAGATAATCAAGATATGAAAGGTCCGTTGGGATTTGTAGGCCCATACCCACCCGGATTTGTAGACAGAGGCGGCTTTCGTCCCGGCATTAGAGATCGTAATCAAACACAAATAGGTATAGGTGGCAAGGGAAGAAGTAGGTTTTTCTCAGGACCTGCAAGAATATCTCCTATTAGAGATATGATTGAACCAGCTATTGCAATCCCTAGAAGACCTTTGCGAGGAGGTCCTGAAATGTTAAGATCTCAGTCATTACGAGGTTATGCAGATGGTGGTGTTATTAGAGCGTCAAATGGCTTTGCTGGTACTGGTAAATCCGCAGATGATATAATCAAACAGATGGAAGAAAAAGATAAAGCAAAGATAGACGAAAATGCTGATGTTGAAAATATATCAAAAGATGTTACTGCACAAAACACAGGAGTAAGAGGTAATGTGCCTAATTATACTATAGAGCCTGATATAATACCTTTAGTATCTGATTCCGTAGAACAAGATATTTTAAATTTACAAAAAGGACTGCAGAAAGAAAGAGCCTTAGATAGGGCTTTAGCTATCGCACAAGCAGGTTTTGGTATTTTAGCATCAGATGCACCAACCTTGGGTCAAGCAGTGGGTGAAGGGGCTTCTACGGGCCTAGAAGCCTATAGAGATGCTAATAAAAGATATCAAGAAGGTGTTGTTGATTTAATAAATGCCAGAGCAAAGATTGCTTCTGGTAGAAAAAAAGGCAAGTTAACTGCAAGTGATATCATGAGTAATCTTAATAAAACTAGAGAGCAGCTTTATGGTAAGGCCGGTGACATGGCTTACATTCAATCAGAAATTGACGATAAAACTAGGAATCAATTAGCGGCACAAGAAAGATATTTAATGAATCTTCTAAAAGAGGATTATGGTATAGATCTACCTGTTGCAACAGCCATACCATCTTAAAGGCGCATAAATGGGTACAATTAATGTAAAAAGTAATCTTACTGGTAAAACATACCCTATATTGATAGCTGGTAGCAGACCCACTGCAGCAGAAGACCAATTTATACGAAACTATATTGCTAAAGAAGATGGTGTTTTATTAGAAGCTCCTGAAACAGAAGAAGAAGAGGGAAGCCTTATTGATGTACCTAAAGGTATAGCAGGAGGGTTTTTTCAATCTTTAGCACAAGTACCCGGTGGTATAGCTTCATTAGGCGAGTCTGTGGGTGAAAAACTAGGCTTTGATGTTGCTCCCGGTGAAAGCGATATAGGCAGAGCTGCACAAGATTTTTCTAGAGGCGCAAGCAGAGCTATAGCAGATACTTTTGATCTTAATGACAGTGCTTATAGTAAGTCAGGACAAGCATTTGGTTCTTTGGCATCATTCTTTATACCCGGCACAGCAGTTGCAAAAGGCGCATCTTTATTAGGTGCTGGAGCTAAAACTGTTGCAGGATTAGGATTTGGTACAGCGGCAACACAAGGTGCTGCAGTGCAATCGCAAGATCAAATGAATAGAATAGCTAACTTTTTGGAACGTGGTGGTGTCATAGATGGTTCACAAAAAGCTGATGCTGTTTTGTTAAGTGGATTAGTTGGTACATCAGAGGCTATACCTTTCGCTGCTTTAAGCAGAAGTTTAGGTGCTGGATTAAAAATATTAAAAAAGGTTAGTAAAAAAGACAGAGATGCTGCTATAAAAACCATAGGTGGTAGAATAAGAAGAGGTTTAACTGCCGGTGTTGCTGAGGGAACACAAGAATTACTTGCAGGCATAGCTCAAGATTTAATTGAAGAGGGCATTTACAACCCAGATGTTCAGGTTGGGCAAAGTGCATACGATGACGCTGTGTATGGCGGAGGTGCCGGTGCTGCTTTAAGCCTTATACTAGACAGTATAAGAGGAAGAAAACTTAAGCAACTAGACAAAAAACAACAAGAATTAGATGATGATGCGGATCAAGCTGCTAGAGAAAATGCTAGTATGGCACAAAATGCTAAAGATTATCTAAAAACTCAAGAAGATAAACAAGTAAAATTAATAGAGGGTCCGGGCCTTGGTTTACCTGCACCTGATACATCTATTATCTCACCATCTGGAGATCCTGTTACTGATATAGACAATCAGTCAGCACTTGATGCTCAACAAAATCAAAAAAGAAAAAATACTGAAGAGACACTTGATGCTGCAAAAGAAGCTAGAACTCCATATAGTCCTGTAAAAATAGAAAATCTACCACAAGAAGAGGCGTTTAAAATACGCAAACAAAGAATTGAATTAGGTAAATCTATACCTGTTGATGATCCAGTTACAATACAAGAATTAGAGGATGTGGTTGGCAAACAAGCTGCTGATAGAGAAAGATTTAATCAAAAACCTATACTAAATAAAAAACCCGAAGAGTCTGTTGATCCAAGAGTATCAGAGTTTAATGACAAAATATTAAAACAAAAAATAATAAATAGAGCGTCAACAAAAAAAGTATATTCTTCTGTATTTAATGAAAAAATATCTGATGAAAATGCAGATAATATTTTAGTAGATTTATTATCTTCTGGTGTTTTGCAATATGATGGAAAAGGTAAGTATTCTTCAAAAAGTAAAATAGACATTAATTTAGATTTTATAGATCAAGCTAGTGCTTTGTCAGAAAGGGCAAGGCAAATTAGAGATGCGGAAAATAAATTAAGAAAGCAACAAGAGCAATTTGTAAATGACCCTGTTAACTTTGAAACATTAAATCAACAGTTAGATATATTACAAAGAAGATACAGTGATGTGCAGTTAGAGGCTTTTAATTTAGAAAACAAAGCAAATCAAGCTGTAGAAGGCCAACAAACAATAAAAGCAAGAAGAATAGCCCCATCACTTGCACCTAAAAAGGTCTTTGATCAAGCTCCTAAAACAAAAGAAACTCCAGAATATGTCCTAAAACAAAAACGTGTGCTTGATGCTCTTAGAGCAGAGCTTAATAGGATAGGTCTTACTGATGTTAGATTAGAAGGTAAACCTCTATTAGATCAGGTGCAGCTTACAGAAGATTTAGCTAGAGGACAGGATATAGGCATTACCGAGGGCATACAAGAGGTATCACCTGACGGTAAACGCATCATAGCATTGGCTATGGAAATATACGATCCTAATATGACTGATGCTGAATTAGAAGCTAAGTTAGCCAGTGTTATGAATCATGAAGTTATTCATGCATTGAAAAGTCTAAATGTATTTACAGAACAAGAATACGACATACTTACAAGAGCGGCTATGACTAGAAAGTATGTTAAGAGATCAAAGGGCAAAGATACTACTAGAAGTTACACTTATTACGAAAGAGCTAGTCATGCTTATATGCGGACCGGTATGCCAGAGGATCAGATAATTGAAGAAGCTATTGCAGAAATGTATAGAGATTATACTGACAACAAACTTAAACTTGGCGGTAAACCTAAGAGTCTATTTGACAGAATCGTTGCATTTTTTAAGTCTATTTTTGGTTCGCATGCGGATCAGGGTTTTACAGAAGCAGATCAGATATTTGAAAACATAGGCACAACAGAGATAGAAAAGCAGATAGGTAGAAGAGATAGAAAGCCGGATGACCCTGAAACTGTTACTGAGCCACGTAGATCACGTATAATTATTGATAGATTACCAGATTTACACAGAAATTCTATAGGACCCTTACCTATAGCGCATGTTGTTAAGTCTAGATATTTACAATCGATAGGTATGCCTAATACACGGCCTGATAGGTATGTGCAAGTAAATGAAGAGTTAGCTAGAAGAATAGCTAAAGACTTTGACGAAGCAAAGCACGATCCTACTAATCCAGAAGTAATACAGGCATACAAAGCTATGGCTGATGAAACATTTAATCAATGGTTGTTTATAAAAGATACAGGAATACAAATAGAGTTTATTAAACCTAATCAAAGTAATCCTTATCCAAAGGGATCTAAAGATTTATTACAAGATATTAATAATAATCATATGTGGGTTTTCGCTACAGACGATGGCTTTGGCAGTGAAGCTATTACAGAGCAAGATATAGCAGAGAACCCATTACTACAGACAACTGGTGAGATTATTGATGGCCGTGATGTACGTTATAATGATTTATTTAGAATAGTTCATGATTACTTTGGTCATGCGCTAGAAGGTGCGACATTTACAGCTAGAGGTGAAGAGAATGCATGGCAGGCACATAGTCGTATGTACACCCCGTTAGCTGCTAGAGCCATGACTACAGAAACAAGAGGACAAAATTCATGGCTTAACTACAGTGACGCTGTTGGAGACCACAATAGAAATAGCAAAAATAAAGCTGAAGAAACAATATACGCAGATCAAAAGATAACTTTACTATCTGATTTTGTGCAGACAGAGGGATTAGCTAATAATATAGAAGGAGCAGTAGATGAAAGAGCAATTCAAGAAGATGAACGATTTAGTGAAACAAGAGATGATGCAACTGACCGAGGAAGAGATGCTAGAAGAGACGGAAGACGGAGCGTTATACGAAGCACGATTGAACCGACAAAAGAAAGGAGGGAACCTGAGTTATCTCCGCAAAGGACAGTCAAGCTAACACACTTCTCTCCTATCGAGGGCCTGCAAAGCATAGACCCAGAAAAACAAAGGTCAAATTTATTTATGCGGGGAGAGGAGAGGAGAAGAACTTTTGAGGGATATCCTGCTAGAAGCTATTTTGCTGTAAATATATCTGATCCTAATGGTTATAATCCGGAACAAAATTTAGGAGATAATATATACGAAGTGGATGTGCCATATGAAGGTATGTATGATTGGGAGGCAGACCCAGAAAAATTCAACGATGCAGCAAATGCAGAATTAGATAAAAATAGACCTGATATCAAAGACCCAACTGGTCGTGTTAATTACATAACTACTGCCAAAGAAAGGATGATTAAAGAGTCTGGTGCTACGGGTTATTGGATAAATGACCCTTTCCGTGGAACTATGGCGGCTATGTTCTATGAGTTAAGAGTTCCAGAGACCTATCAAGCTAAGAAGTATGATCAGGCTTATAAAGATGGTATAAATCAAAAACGTGGTGTTGATGCAAAAAGAACCATGAGATCTAGAACAAGAGCAGTGGGACAGGAACACACAGTTAGCACAAGATTTCCTACAGCAAAATCAAGAGAAGTAGATCCATCAACTAATCTATTATTTATAAATGGTGATATAATTAAAAATGATTCTAAGTTATCTGAAAAAGCCGCCAACTTAATTAAAGGATATAATTTATCAGGTAACTCAAAACTTTACGTAAACTTTTCAAATGAAGAAATAATCGAAGATCACATACAGGCCATGACAAATAATATTTTGTTTGTTCATGATACTTATCCTGAACAGTTTAGAGAAAGATCTTCATTATGGTATGATGGCGCTAGAGATATTATAGATAGGTTTTCAAAAACGTATAATTATCCTCCTGAAGTAGTGGCCGCTGCCATAGCAACCCAATCACCACAAAAAGATTGGTACATGAATGTTTCTTTAGCAGAGCGTGTATTAGATATAAGCAGAAATCATGGCAATAAAGAATTTACACCAGAGATGATGGAAACTGCAAAAAGGATTTATAGTAAACCTGTATATAAAGAAGCATTAAATTATATTAGTAATCCTAAAAGAAACTCTACCAATTTAGATAATTTAAATCATTCTTTGCATAAGGCGATGTGGATTAGAATATTTGATGAGACATATAATGATAGAGGTCATAGAATAATAACACCTGAGGGTCAGTTTTTAGATTATGCAAGAAAAAAAGATGGAAACAAAAAACTTACAGGCTGGGGTACAAATAAGGAAATTTCCTCAGCAGTACAGGCTTTAGAGTTAAAAGGTGATCAATCCTTACAACAAATATCAATAATATTAGGGGATAGGCATAAAGTAAGAAGTTTTTATAACAATATGATATCACCAATGTCACCTGATGGACACTCTACAATAGATACGCATGCTGTAGCAGTAGCTTTTTTGAAACCTTTGAGTGGCAAGTCTGTAGAAGTTGATCATAACTTTGGTGTTTATACAGGAGAGGGTAGGTCAAAAATATATGGTGTAATACCTAATTCTTCTATTACAGGTGCTAGAGGTATGTATGGATTAATTGCTGATGCATATGCTAGAGCAGCAGAGCAAAGAGGCGTATTGCCAAGACAAATGCAATCAATAACATGGGAACCAATAAGAGGATTATTTCCAGATACATTTAAAAATCAAAAACAAAATGTAGAAAAAATAAATTCAATTTGGGACTCATATATTGACGGTGGATTAACTTTAGATCAAACAAGACAGGAGATAATAAATGCTACCCCAGATGGATTTACGGAACCAAGTTGGGCAAGACCCTCTGATACAATATCTCAATTCAGTAGGGATGCCAGTTACGAGACAGAATTATCTAGACCTTATGTTTCCGGAAGGAATACCGGAGATGACACCGGAGCTGGAGGAGACTTTACCGGAACACCTGAGACTAGACGCTCAAGAATAAGAGCAACTCCATCTAGTGAAAGGCAAAGACAAGCACAACAGAATGATCGTGATATTGCACAAGCCCAGTTAAATATTAGATACGATAATTTAACTGGTTTATTAGCAAAAGGATTAAAAATTATTCCTGAAAAATTACTCTTTGGTAGAACAAGGGCGGAGGCTGCACAAAGGATAGTGCAAAAATATCAAGATTCTTTTCAACCTGTTGGCGCAATGATGGATGAGTTGCGCAATAAGGGCTACACAATAGCCGATGCTATGGACCCTTATCTAAGAGAGGTAAATTCTTCAGGTATTATTGGGGACAAAATATCTGATTTAGAAGAGACAATAGTTAAGCCTCTTATAGAAGAAGCAAGAAAAATTAATATTTCAGAGGCTAAATTAGAAGAATTAAAAAATGTCTCTGCTAGAGCCGCTGCGCAGTCACAAGATGAAGGATATATAAAAAGAGCATTAGAAGTTTCTATAGACGAAAAGTTAGCATTAATTGATGCCTATCTTTATGCTATGCATGCGAAAGAAAGAAACGCACAAATACTTCAAGAATATCAAAGAGGTTTAGGCTCTGGTATGTCAAATGCTGAGGCAGATGCAATATTAGATTGGTTTGATAGCTTAGAGCAAAGCAATAAAGATGTTTTTTTGGCAGTTGATCGTTATGTAAAAAGAATAATTGAAAGTACTAATAATATTAGATATGAAAGCGGCTTAATAGATCAGGCAGAATTTGATGGTAATAAAGCAAGATTTAATCATTATGTGCCTCTTCGTGGTGATTTAGATCAAGATCAAGAGCTAGAAGATGATAGGAAGAATGTAAAAAGAAGAACTGTTAATTATTTTGGCGCATTAGGCAAAGAAGATATTAAGGCTAGAGGTAGAGGGGCTAAATACGCAGAAAATATATTAGCATCTGTAGTTGCGCAGAATCAAAGAGCAATAGATAGATCAGAAAGAAATAAAGTAGGACAAGATCTTTTAAGATTGTTAAGAGGTCAAGAGGAACAATCTGATGGTAGTGTGGCTATAAACGATTCTTTGGCTACAGACTTACAACAAAACTTTGCTGAAATAGTAGATAAGGAAGATCCGAATGACCTATTACAACTTGTGGTAAAAGAAAATGGTCAAAAAGTTTACGTAAACTTTTACAGAGAAGCTTTAGCCAGAGCGTTTAAGCATCATTACGAGCCTCAAACTAGCCATGTATTATTTCAGGCTTTGTCTAAGTTAAATAGATTTTTATCAAATGTTAATACATCTTATAACCCAGCCTTCGTTATTCCAAACTTTGCAAAAGACTTAGAGACAGCTTTGATTAATATACAGCAACATGATGCTGAGGGTATAACAAAAGAGATTGTTAGAGATGTGGCTGGTGCTATTAATGGCATAAGGAAAGTGTTGAGAAATAATGATGATACTAGTTTTTGGTCACAAGAATATAATAAATTTGTAAAAGCAGGTGGAAAGAACGCTACTAACATGATGGGTACAGTTCAAGATCAAATGGAAAACTTGAACAAACTATTACAAGAAATTAATGACACAACTTCTTTAGGAATAAATCGTAACAATTTCTTTCTAAAGAAAGGTAAAAGTCTATTAAAATTCTTGGAAGATTACAACACAGTTATTGAAAATGGTGTTCGTGTTGCCACATTTACTAATTTGAAAAAAAGAGGTTTTACTGATGCTAGAGCTGCTGAAGCAGCGAGGAATGTCACAGTAAACTTTGCCAAAGGTGGTGAAGATAAAGTTTTTATGAACTCTTTATTTTTATTTTATAATGCCTCTGTACAGGGCAGTATGGCTATATTTAATGCGGCTCGTAAATCATCTAAAGTTAGAAAGTTACTAGGTGGATTAATTATATATGGTATGCTTCAAGATCAACTTATGGCTTTCTTTAGAGACCCTGATGATGAAGACGAGCCAAATCCATACGATAAATTAAATGATTATGTTTTAGAGCATAATTTAATATTTGGAACATTCGGTTTAACTGAAGAAAAATTTATTTCAATACCATTAGCCTATGGACTTAACATGCCATTTAATTTAGGCAGAGCATTAAGTCGCTACACACGAGGCGAATACACATTTGGTCAGATGGCAGATACAGTATTTGGTACAACTATGGAAACATTATCTCCATTTGGTGCAATAGAAAATGTAGAAACATATCTTCTGCCTACATCTGTTAAGCCATTAGGCGAAATGTTTATTAATAAAAATTATAGAAATGATCCAATATATAAAGAAACGCCTATGTACTCTTCTTCGACTACACCGGATTCTTATACGCATTGGAGCAACACAGGTGCATTGTCTAAGTTTATAGTTCAAACAATAAACGATTTAACCGGTGGCGATGAGGTAGAAAGTGGTTTGATTGATGTTTCTCCGGATACAGTAGAATATTTTTATGAGTATGTCATTGGAGGTGTTGGAGCTTTTGTTGGCAGATCTGCAAACCTAGTTTATGAAGTGATACCGGCTATAGCCTCCGGAGACTTCGAGGGTAACTTAGAAAATAGAATACCTTTTGTTAGGAAGGTTATTAAACAGCCGTCAGAAAGAGTTGATACACAAAATTATTTAGAGAAGAGAAAAGAGCTATTCACGATATTTTCTAGATTAGATCTTGCTAGACGAAGAGGAGACAGCGAGGCTGTACGTCAGCTTGTGTCTAGATACGATGACGAGGTTCGTATATATGGTAGATTTAAGGCTTTGGATAACGCAAGAAACAGATTATTGAGGCAAATCAGAGAGTTAGAGCGAAATCTTCGACTGTCAGATGATGTCAGACAAAAACTTATTAAATTACGTAGAGAACGAATACAAGAGATCATGAAAAAAGGTATTCAGTTAATGAGAAGTGTAGGCATAAGACAAACTGCATGATAGTAATAGAGCCAATGAGTATAGATAGCACCGGCAATGTAGGCATTGGAACTGTCATAGTAAAACTTTACGTAAAGTTTTAGTCTAGCTTTCCCGTGCCGGGGAACGACTTTTCATAGTCATTTCTTTTTTATTTTTATTAATTCTTTGAGATACCATTCTGCTTTCATCAAATCTTCTAAGCTACTCTTGTGCTTGTGCCTGTATCTCCAAACATATTTAATTATATTTCCTTGTAGGTAATACTCGTAGCCCTCGCCTAGGGCTGATTTGATGGCATCAATGCACTCCACACTACCTTTGCGATAGTGTTTTGGTCTGTTAATATTATCTTTATTCTTCATCTAAATAGTCCTCTATATCATTGATTTTGTGTTGATTAATAAATATGGGTGTATCATCTCCAACCCAAGCACCTATTGTGTTATAATCAAACCACTCTACAGCCTCTTCTTCGCTCCAATTATTATCATGCATCAATATCATTATGCACTTGTCGTAATCATATAATGCCACTTGTTTTCTACTGAAGGCACTTATTGTAGTGCCAACAAAAGCATCTTCGTATCCGTCTGCTAGTTTCATTTTAGTCCATGCTCCTTGTGATGACAGCTAATGCAAAGCAAATCACATTTAGCTATTTCTGCTTTTATCTTTTCCATAGAATGGTTCTTGCCAACCAATCTAGAGATATTATCAATCTTGGTGTTAGGGTCTCTGTGATGAAAATGTAGTATGTCCGGATTGTCTTTGTATCCACAAGCCATACACCCCACTTCTTGCTTATAGGCACTAACTTGTAACCTTTTCTCAGCTTTTCTTCTAGCATTTAATCTGTTACTAGCTTTGTTTTTAAACCTTTCTTCTGCATCGTTCTTTGCTTTCTTTTGGGTCAAATTCATATCTAAAGAGTTCCTAACTAAAAAACTATCTAAGTCTTTATTAAAATTAGTTTGACTCTCTAGCTTGTCTGCTAGATCCCTTAAATGTTTTGCCAAGTGATTTAGTTTAATTTGTTTGGATATCTCTTCTTCAGTATAGCCAATAGAAGAAATAATATAGCCATTGAGATTTTGTTTAGCTCCATTCACTTTGCATGGCATGTTCTCTACTTTTTTATCAATTTTCATGTCTGTCCTTTATTCGGCTGCCGACAAATCAGAGTGTGAAATTATTTTAAAATCCTTAATATCAAAATGGCAAACCGGCTCTTGATCTTGCCAATCATCTCTATCTGACCTACCACCTTGCTTAACATCAAAGTCTGAAAAGAAATTTATCCAACCGGTAGCATCAGACCAACTTACAATTAAAACAGATTTTGTTCCGGTAACAGATGCAAGTCTTCTGGCTTTGATTACCTTAGACAAAGATATTATGTAAGTTGAGAAATCATGTATTGAGTTCTGTCTGCATTTCACTTCAGCGAAACCTAACAGCTTTTCATCTCTGTACATGGCATAATCTAGTTTATAAGATATTGGTAACTTAGAATAAGACACATCCCATTTTACTGACATGTGTCTTAAAATATTTTTTTCTTTGTCTAGGTTATCTTCCGATTCGTATTTTTTCCTAGGCATAACTTTACGTAACTTTTTCACTTCTTTGTTTCTCAAGCCATTCTATAACCTCTTTTTTACTCCAAACATGCTTTTCTCGCTTGTCTGTCTTCCAAAGAGGAAATGGCTTTGGGAAGTTACGTTCCTTATCATTTGTTAGTTTGCTTATAGATTGTCTAGTTACCATAAACAATTTAGCCAAACCATCAGTTGTTAAATACTCTGCACCATCCAATGCATCTTCACTAAGTCTCAATCGTGGCATTTTCATCCCCCTTATCCGGAGTACCATCTTCTTTTAACTTAACCATAACAACCATGTATCTAGAGCCAACCCAATCCTTGTGTAACTCAGCCGGAACATCGTTTGGATGTATGGTAAGCCTTATGTTAGTTCCGTTTTTGTCTTGCATCATAGATGTTTTAACAGCCTCGAAACTCACGTTAGGCACATCTGTTTTTGTTGAAATATCATCCATTACAATCTCCTTTAAAATGTTATTTCTTCTAGTGCAGAAAAGTCTTCTTTTGGCTTTTCTTGTTTTTTCTCTTCATCTTTATTAGGTGGATCATATATGTTTGCCCTCAAAGATAAAAATGATGTTCCGGTTTTGTTACTGTATTTCTTCCAACCGGATATATTAAATTGAGGTTTCTTTACACCATCTTTCATTTGTCTTACTAAGTCTTCTATTACATCGTATGACAATTCAAATTGACCGGTGTAATCCGGAGATCTATCAGATCTCTTATTTTTACTCATAAACAAAGTTCCACTAGGTGGATACTCTTTTTTTTCTTCACTCATTCAACTCTCCTTTTGTTGTGATTTGAGTTTATCTGCCCTCTCTATAAAAGCCTTGGAGACCTCTCCAAAAACATTAGGGTCAAATTCTTTTAGTGCTGTCAAAGCCTTTGCATTAGAATTTTTAAAACTTCTCAGTTCATCAATGTTGGTGTCCGGCATGAAAGTTAAAAATATTTCTTTGACCTCTTCAGCACCTTTTTTTGTAGATATATATTGAACCTTTTCTGTTTTAATATCTGTAACACCTATAGTTTTTTCTTCTTCATCAGATCCATTGTCTAAAGTTCCACCTTTAATTTCATCCGGTCTTTCTTCTTTAAATGCATCTGCCTCATCTTCTGCATATACATCGCCATGAAGACCAACTAACTTTAAGATCACTCTATCTTTGGCTCTCTTTTCAGCCATAGCGTATGGATAGCTATTCTTGTTGTTGGATGGAGATGCCTCTCCAATAGACCATTCTGATTTGTCTCCCATAGTTCCGGTGACAAGTAAGCTGACGACTTTTTTTTCAGAATTACATTCTAAAATTGTTGGTTCTTTAAAAACTATTTTTCTGTGTACAGCAACTTTTTCCAATGCTTTATGCAGTAACACGTAAGTACCATGACAATTCCAACCGGCTTGTTTTGGTGTCATGCCTATTTCTCTCAAGGTATCTGCTACCTTTTCCGGTATATCACTTTTCATCTACTAACCTTTCTCCTCTGTAGAAAATATTTCTGTCCTTGTGCTGTCATAATGTGAGGTCTTGAGAAAATTTCTTTGGAATGTAGTTTTCTTTATTCCGGCATCCACTCTTTCATAGGTTATCAATTCTTGTGTAATGATATCGCCTTTGTTCTGTGGAAAAAAACTTTCATCTAAAACCTCGTTTATTCTGCACAATCCTCTTGTTGGTAAGTAACATAAATCAATTCTATCGCTCATCTTACATACCAAACATTCTATCAACGAACTCGTTGTATTTCTTGCCCACGTAATTAAACCATCTAATTAAGAAAAACTGCTTGATAGGCTTACCTTTGTTGGTAGCCTCTTCTATGTGATCAGCAATTAAAGATTTATCCTTTTCTCTCATTCCGGATATCTTTGGCTTTAGTTTAACAAAGCCACTTTTCTTAACTTTTCTAACTACTTTTTTTGTTTTTTGTTCTTTCATTTTATTCTCTCCTTATATTGATTACAAAAATCAGCAACTGAACAATAGTTGCCACAACGTGTGTACTCGCCACTACGAAACTCTAATTCTAAATCTGTTTTCTTTGTATATGCTTTGTCAGTTTCATTGTGCCAACCCATATATTGATTAGCCTCTTCCTCACTATCCAAAACTCTCAATGCTCTTTTCTGACCCTTTTTCTTTACTGCCCAAGTATCGTTTTTCTTCCATGTTTCTTCGTCAGAACAGAATGGAAGTTCTTCATTCAAGTCATAATTAACTTGAGCCTCTTGATGTAGTGATAATCTATCTGATACGTATTTGTGTGCCACCTCATCATCCCACATAGGTATATCAACAAATACTATTGGTGCTTGAGGGTAGTTCTCTTTTTTCTCAGCATCTCTTCTGTTCCAATCTCTGAGGATCGCACATATTTTTAAAGCACCAACTTTATGCTGAGTAAATTTATGTTTGTCTCTGCACAGCCAAGCATAACAATTTAGCTGTCTTTCCCACTCTACTTTTCCATAAATAACTGACCAAACAGATGTGACCTTGTAATCAATTATCGTTGAAACTCCATCTACTATTTCTTGCCTATCCAAAGCACCGGATATAATCCAACCATTTAATTTAGAGTATAATCTCTCCTCTGTGATTATATCTTTTGATGGATTTGATTGTTCTAAAACTGAGTGTACAGCAGTTCCAAATAATGCCCAAACCATATCTACAGCATCAACCTCTATGTCCTCTTTGTAGACATCTTTCATTATCCTAACTCTTGGACTATCTATTAATGATGTTACTGATATATCAGCTTTGCCTTTACTGTATTTGTCGTTTATGGCAAAGTCTACGAAAGGTTGTGGCATACCAAACTTATTGGTAATTTTCATATTAATCTCCTATTATGCTACTATAAATATATATATAGGTAAAATAATGTCAATAAATATAAACAAAAAATTTAATTTCATAGTTTATGGAGAACCGGCATCCAAGGGAAATTCAAGAAAAATAGTGCATTTTGGTAAAAGAATGGCACTCATAAAATCTCAAAAAGCTAGGGATTATGAAAAGAATTTTGCAGAGCAATGTCCTCAATTGGAAAATCTTATTGAAACAAATGTGAAAGTAGAGTTAATTATATACTATGCATCAAGAAGACCGGATCTAGACGAGAGTGTTGTTTTAGATTGTATGCAAGGAAAAATTTATGTTAATGACAGACAAGTCAAACAAAAAGTCGTTTATTGGGGGTTGGACAGAAACGCACCACGAACTCACATCAGAATCTCGACTTTGGAAACATGTGATTTGCCAAGCGATTTCTGATTCATATCTTGGAAACAAAAGACAAAAACTTGCTGTAGGTCAATGGATTGTATCAGAGGATTTTATCATGGTATGTGATTTAAGTTCTTTAAATTCTGATAGGATGGAAAAATTAATAAAAGAAATATTAACTAGTAAGCCGGTGGTGGCTAGATATTTAGGGGAGAAACTTAGAAAGGTAATTCAAAACAAAACATGCAGTATGTAATATTTATAAATATTAATATATATATAAATAATATATATAAACTTCTTTAGAATATTTATAAATATTATACTAGAAATTTTTTTGTTGACGATTTCTTTGTTTTAAAATAATTATGAATTGTGTAGCAAGGAGATTAATATGGAGATAAAACACTCACTAAGAAGTGTTGCCTACAAATTAGGAGATGGGCAACACAAGGCAATATGCCCATTCTGTTCCCATACAAGAAAAAAGAGAGAGCAAAAAACATTATCGTTAAAAGTACACGATGATGTGATTATGTATTACTGTTGGCATTGTGGGGAAGATGGTGGCATAAAATTCAATGATGAAAATATGGCGAGGAGAAAATCTGTGGAAGAAGAAAAGGTTGTAAGCATCAATAAGAATGTAGCTGATAAATGGATTGGCATTGAAGAAAATAATGATTGCTTAGAATACTTAAACAGCAGAGGCATCTCCAAAGAAACAGCAGAAAAAGCCGGTTTAAAATTTACAAAACAATATATTGGATCAATAAAGAAAGAGGTTTCTTGTTTGGTCTTTCCGTATCAAAACAACAATGGTGGGTATCAGTTTGCCAAAGTAAGATCTTTTCCGGACAAGGGTTTTTCTAGCTTTGGTAAAGCAGATAAATTTTATAACGTAGAAAACATAAATAAAGATGAAGACATAATAATTTGTGAGGGAGAAATGGATTGCCTATCTTTCATGGAAGTAGGCTACACAAACAGCATTTCGATACCACATGGTGCTGTCATGAAAGTTGTTGATGGCAAAATAGATCCTCGTGAAGATAATAAATTTAAATTCATTTGGAACTCAAAAGAAAAGCTAGACACTTGTAAAAAAATAATAATAGCTATGGACAACGATCAAGCTGGACAAGCTATGGAAGAAGAAATAGCTAGAAGAGTTGGCAAAGATAAATGTTTTAAAATTGTTTATCCAAAGGATTGCAAAGATGCAAACGAGATATTAACAAAACATGGCATAGATAAATTAAAGGATATTGTAAAAAATTCTATACCATATCCGGTTTCAGGTTTATACGATGCAGAGCATTTTTATGAGCAAGTAGATGAAATATTTGAAAATGGTGTTGGTAGTGGAACAAGCACCGGATACAAAGATGTTGATAATCTATACACAGTAGTAGAGGGTCAGCTTACAGTTGTTACCGGTCATCCGTCTTCCGGTAAATCAGAATTTGTAGATCAAATAATGATAAACATATCTAAACAAAAAGGTTGGAAATTTGGTATTTGTTCTTTTGAGAACGAGCCAAGAATACATATCGCCAAGTTAATCAGCAAGTATATTGGCAAACCTTTCTTTAGTGGCATGACACCTAGAATGACTACACATGAATTACAAAATGGTAAAAAGTTTGTCTCAGATAATTTTTGTTTTTTATATCAAGCAGACGGATCGCTATCCACTTTAGAAAGCATATTAGAAAGACTTAAAACTGCTGTGCTTAGATTTGGTATAAGAGGCTGTGTTATAGATCCATACAACTACATAGCAAAAGATATCACTACGTCTGAAACTGATTGGATATCTGATATGCTAACAAAACTTAGAGTATTTGCACAAGCACATGGCATCCACATATGGTTTGTCGCTCATCCAACAAAGATGGTTAGAAGAGAAGATGGAACTGTGCCACCACCAAAGGGTTACGACATTGCCGGTTCTGCAAGTTTCTTTAGTAAATCAGATGTTGGATTAACTGTGCATAGAACAAATCCATCTGAAAGCAATGTTACAGAAATACTTGTTTGGAAATGTAGATTTTCTTGGGTTGGTGCTATTGGAGAATGTGAATTAGAATATGATAAACTTACATCTAGATACGATGCAATATCAGACGTTGCTAAGATGCTCAAACCAAAACCAAAAGACAAACAATACAATAATTATTATGAGCCAAAAGAATACAAAGACATCGATTTCTAAAAAAAGTAAAAAAAATTACGATGAGTTTAGGGTATATGATGGGCAACATACTGCAAAAGCAGAGTTTATAGGCAATACTAATAAGGCTAGAATAAAGATATTAGATCAGACATGTTTAGACCGGCTACTCATGCATGATAGTATATCATTAGCAAATTATAGAATAATGGATAGACTTTATTCTGATTATTGCAAATCCGGATTTGTTGGAGTTAGGGCATCAAATTACAATCCTAGGATCGAGGCTACACACGAGGGATTGAGCGAGAAACATATGATGCTAAAAAGAAAAGTTATGGATTGTTTTAATTATATAAAAGATACTGGAAATAAAACAGCATATAAAATTTTCAAAAAAATTATACACGATGAAGAAATCACGAAATGGGAAAATGAATGGATTGCTGTGGATGGGAACTTTGATTTTATATGCAATCACGTAGAAAATTTTTATAAATTTTGGGGAAATAGTTGACTAATTCTTTAGTGGCACTTATTAATTAAGTGTGAGTATTATTTCTCATATACTATTATGCTACACACAAGAGCCAATCATCTCCTCGATTGGCTCTTTTTTTTTGTGAAAACTTTACGTAAAGTTTTAGTCTACTACTGTAGGGGGTAATGTAAGAGTAATTTATTCGCCATTATTACTATTATAAATAGAATTAACTGCTCCTTTAATAACCTCAGTTGGTTTTCTAACTACTCTTCCAACATCAATTTCACGAATGGCTCTAGGATCGTCTTCAAATCTTTCATCCATTCCTAATTCTTTTGGTGTCATTTTAGCATTACGTTGATAGAGTTCACGTTGTAAATCTACTATTGAATTACGATACCGGTGACCTTTAGATCTACCTTTTATTTTGCTATATGTTGTTGTCATGTGAATTTCCCCTTAATAAGCGAATACTCTTCGTACAGAGCATCTAGGTTAATTTGGTAGGTTTCATACAGAGAGGTCTGCCAACCTCTCTGTATGAGGCTCTGAGAGCCTTTTTTTGTGGCTTTCCGTACATTAACTGAACCATTTTTAAAGAGACCTCAGTTTTGCCCATGATACACGTTATATAAAAATATACGAGGGAACATGCATTTAGGGATGTACAGCATTGACGTATGGTTAATGCATAAACCAAAGGCATCCACTTTTGCCCACATTATGGAGTGGTCTCTCCCCCTATTCTTTAAAATAGATACTGTAAAAACTTACAAGTATCATGGTTAAACCAATTGATCCTATAAATAACGTAAACAGTATGCCCTCTACACTCTGCATATAATATCCATTAGGATCAGACAAAGTAACTAATGACATAAGCATAACACAAATGCCTAAGAGAAATAATAATATTCTATCTAATTTATCCATCGTCTTTCTCCCATTCTTCTATCTGCTCTAAAAGATTGGTTGCACACTCGTGTCTTCCATCGAGTATACCAAGTTCATGTCTGTCCGGCTCAGCATCCCAAGTTGGATGAGATTTTCTGACATCAGAGATCTCTCCTCTAAGCCAAGTTTTAATTTTATTTGTAATAAAATTATCTCTAAAGTTTTCCGGATTTAATTCAGCACCATACTTTTCCAATTCGTAATATACATTGTTAATCTGATCTTTTATGTATACCTCAGTATGTATCAATGCTGTTAATTTACCTTGTAACTTAGATATTTTTACTAGCTTTTTATTTTTAATAAATTCTTTATTAAGCATTATCTTTCTCCCATTTCTTGATTACATTTTTTAATTGCACAGCCATTTCATATCGACCATCAAGAATACCTAGTTCTCGACTATCAACATCGTCTTCATGGCTGTGTGATTTATAAGTTTGTATCTCTGAAGATATTTCTTTTTTAATCACAGCTATAAGCTGATTAGACAAATCATCCGGATTAAATCGCATATTACACTCCCATTGCATTAAGTATGTTTCGCTGAACTCTCCCACTCATGACATTCTCTGCTCTTCTAAAGTTTGAGGATGCACAGTTTATGGTCTCAGCTATGTTATACCTACGATTATTGTAAGTTTGAGCAGTTTCTCTGTCGTTGCCCCTAAAAGGTATATTGCCCATGCCTTGCTGTGTTTCTTCAATTGTCCAAGCCTTTGTTTGGTAAACCAAATAATAAAGATCTTTCTCCATACTGATAATACCATCGTGGCTTGTAATGATATCAACAGTATAAGCCTCAAGACCATTAGCTGTAATTCTGTCAGAAACTTTGAGAGGCTTGGCACTAGCAACAAATGCTGTTTTGCTTTTGTATACTGTTGTTGCCATACCTTTCATATAGACATTCTTAAACCATGATGGAGACAAAGAGACCTCATTAAAATGCTCGTAGTACTGCCAATTATCTGCTCTTCCTACAGTAGATGGTTTAATAACTGTTTCTGCTCTTAATGCATCAGCACTAATCTTGACATTGGTTCTAGCCATATTCTCATCCCACCATTTTTTAGCAAAGGCATTAGTGAGTACAGCATACTTGCTGTTGACAGCTTGACCATTGAAGAAACCATGTTCGTAATTACGTTCTTTACGAAATACTTTTTTGCCATCAATCTTATTGCTGTAAATGGCAGATTTATCTTTACGAGCCTTTCTGTGTTGCTTGATCCAAGCACTACAATTGTAAATGCTGTCTAAACCATGATTGCCAAAATGATCTTTGTGCTTGGTAAACATAAAAACAAAATCTTTTTCTTCAGCAGATAAATCGTCTGCATGATATGAATAATTAGATCCGGCTTTTACTAGACTAGCTTTTTGGTTTTCGTTTAATCCAAATGCTTTGTATCCCTCGTTTAAAAAGTTGAGATAATGCTTTAAGACTATTTGATCCTTAAACTCTTGAGATTTAGGATCTTGTTTTTTTCCAAAATTATGTATCATAAAATACTCCATATAATGATAGTAGTTGGCTGATTTCATGCTTTCGCAATCATCAGTAGGAACACACATTCCTATATCAGCATCGTTAAAATCCCTAGGTACAATCACACACAGACATATCGTTTCGCCTCTGTGTGACGTTCCTAGAGCCTTGTTTTTATCCAAAAGTAGCATTAAGCCACTTTCAGATAGGTTGTTTGACCAATAGGTGCATTATCAGCACGTAGGTCTGTGCTTACCCACAGAACCGGATATGGCTGTTCTTCTGTAGGAAAATCATGTATGCCCATGTCAGTAAAATAAATAAAGCTGTCTACCTCAAGATCATTTTCTTTGATGTAGTTGAACACCGGCATTACACATGTACCACCACGACCATCAGCAGATATCATTTTTATTTCATCGCCTTGCTCGTACTTGATAACATTCTGTATTTTGCTGTCGCATGTAATTACAGTTACAGATTTTGGTTTAAGATCTAATGCCATAGCATTGAGACCACCAAGAAAATATTGTAACTCTTTATTTGATACAGAGCCGGAACTATCCACAGCCACAACAATATGACCAACACCAATATGCTCAAGTGTTGGAGCAATCATCTCATGAGTATAGTAGAACTTTTTATGTATTCTACGATAGCTGTAATTATGAGGAACATCCCCCTCAAGATGTCTTTCAACAACGTCTTCCCAATTGATCTCAGCACGTTTCATAAACTTGACCATTTGCTTGACCTCTGCCGGTAATGTTCCACGTTCTTTAGCTTGTCTTACAGCTTGGAATATCTCCTCTTTAACATCAGCCTCTTCTTCGCTGATCTCAGCTTGAGACATGCCCTCAGTAACATTGTCTTCAATGTTGCCCCATGATTGTGGCTGTAACCAAGTTTGATCTCCATTATCTGATTGATCCCCTTGATCGCCTTGACCATCTTGACCTTGTTGCTGTTGCTGTTGCTGTTTAGCCTTGATCTGTGGATAGATAAAGTTATAAATCTTTTCAGCCATCCATCCATCAAACTGTGGATCAAACAAAGCACCTTTTGGTAAAACAAAACCGGATCTTTCAAGAACTTGGTTCATTGATAAATCACATGCTATGTTCCAAATCTCAGCATCACGTTTTTGCTGTCTTACATGGTGCATAAGAAATCTATGACCAACCTCGTGAACAACTACACCTTTGAGTGGCTCGAAATCTAAACTCTCAGCAAATTCTCTGTTATAGAATATGTCTCGCCCATCAGTTGCAAATGTTGGGATGCTGTTCTTTTCGATAATCTTCATCTTGACTAAGACAGCACCATAAAATGCATGACCTTTATCGTCACGATCCCATAATAGCTGTATCCTAATCTTTGAGAACTTATCTTCTAGTTTTAAATTCTGCATTAAAATCTCCAATAAAAGTTTACGTAAATTTTTTGTCTGTGGCACTACAGGTACGCAGTACCACAGATATAAAGTTTTAAAGTAATAGATCTTTCAAGTTACCTTGAGATCCTAATACTTGTTTCATAGCTTGATGAGTAACCAAGGTCTTGTTTCTTAGTACTGCATCTTTAAGCATAAATGCCATGAACTCTTGCTCCGGTATCCTTTGGA